TGAGCCTTTCTCAAGGCCCATAAAAACGGCCAGCTGCTCAGGGGTGATGGCGGCCTTTGCCTTTGCGGGTTCTTTGGTTGCTGCTTTTTTTGCCATGGGTGTGACTCCTTAAAAATCTTCGGGGTGGGTGTAAGTCTCTGTGCCGAAGTTATTTCGGACAACGACGGTTTGCACGGGTGGCACTAGGCCAGGATTGTTCAGACAGGCGTCGTCACGATCCCAGAGGCCAAAGTCGACGCCCAGGCGCGGACACATATACCTTATCTCGAACAGCAAGGACCCAACCGCCACCGGCTGGGAGTTGTCGAACTCGGTCTCATATTCAGTGGATGCGAGCAGCGGTTCACAGTTGTACTTTTTCAGATCAAAGCCGTTCATGCAGGCTTCGATGTAAAAGGCCATTTCGTCAAGTAGCTGCTCAGCTGATTGCCCAGGGGTGACAAGCACATAGGGCTCAATGCTCAGATCGATCTGCCGTAGGTCAAAGCCCTCCCAGCCTGTGCCGGGACGCTCTAAAACTTTTTCGCCCTGATAGCGGAGCAAGATCAGCGGCATATCGCCAAAATCGATCTCAACCTCTTTCCGCTGAAAAACGTTTGGCCCGGCCGGGGTCCAGTATTTGTCGACAAGCACCGGGGCCACATAGCCCTCGTCACCCTCGACAAGGTTCTCGTCGTATCCCTGCGGATAGTCCGCAACGTTGACCTGTCCGACGCTCGTCGTAAACCTTTCGTGGATTGCGTCGCGGATCGTCTTCCGTGGGTGTTCCGTCGCGCCGTAAAAACGCTCCGGGAACAGATTCATTGCAAGCGTGCCCATGCGTCGGCCTCCTTACAGGTAGTTGTTCGCTTGCGCCTGATACATCAAAAGAACTAGGCCGCCCTCTCCGTCAGCCCTTGTTTCGCGAACCATAAAGGTCCGGCCGTCGGCGATCGTCACTCGATCGTTGCCCTTCGGATCAATAGAAATGTCTGCGCTGTTAATTGTGAGCGAAGGCATCTGGGACGTGACATTTAGCCCGGTGTCGATGTCGACCTCGGAGTGTGTCTCGCTGTAGATGCCCCGCAGTTGATAGCTGACGCCATCACGGGACAGCGTGACGGGTTCCCCCAATCTCGCTGTCGCCGCGCTGAGGATCCGATTTGTCAGATCCTGCCTCATCAGGCCACCTTACGGCCGAAGATTTTCACATCTACGGTCGAGGAAGTAACGGCCACCACCAGGCCCACAGCGTCATTGCTGGTGGCGGTGTCGGTCAGTTTGCCGGTGCTGTTCAGGTAAGCCTTGTCACCCACCGCCAGAGAGGCGCCGGATGCTTTGGTTCCTTGGAAAACGCCCTCGGTAGAGATGGCGCCGGTTTCACCGTTTGCAATGTCAGTAACTGCAACGCCGACGAGATCGCCGATCACTACGAAGTCACCGGAAGAGATAGCAGAGCCTGCCGTGATGGTCAGGTTCGCGCCGTTTTGAACGAAGTTTTTCATGGTTTAGGTCTCCTTAGATCAGGCGCCAGTGGACTTGTAGAAACCGCGATGATTCAGCACGGCGCAGCCGAAATCAATGCGGGACAGAATGGTGATTCCGTCGGGGTCACGCTCGTCAACGGTTGTGACCTGTGGGCCAGCTTCGCCGGCCAGATAGCCATAAACCATCATGTCGACCTGTGCGGGGTCGGCGGTGACGTAGTAGACAGTGCCGCTTGCATCATCCAGGCGGGGCTCAGCAATGATTTGCAGCTTGCCGCTGAAGGGGTTCACGTCGGAGACCTGGGCAGGTGTGAACGGTGCCAGGAACTGCTCGGCGTCGGTTTCCAGTGCGGTAGGAATGACCAGATAGCGAGCGCGCAGGTTTACGCGGTTGCCGGCAGGATCAGACTGATTCCGCAGAGCAAAACGAGCATCAGACAGAGCATCAACGCTGATGGCGCCGGTGCCGCTGTTGTCGTGGTCAGCGTGGAACAGCGCCTTACTGTCTTCGCCCATGGTGGGGTTGCCGGTCAGGTTGGCCCACATCTGGTTTGACTCGAACAGGCTGTAACCGCGTCCGATCATCTGAGGAATGCGGCCCAGGAAATCCAGATCATCATTGATGACCAGATTGCGGGTCACGCGAATTTTCTTGGCGTAGCTCTTAAGGCTCCAGCTGGTCTGTGCCTCAGAAACTGTGGCGGTCTTGTACTCTCCGCCTTCTGCCAGTTCTTCGGGCAAGAACTGACCATTGACCTGCACCTCATAAACGGGGCGGAAGTCGGGCAGGTTGCGCTGACGGCTCAAGGGGCGCCAGGTCTGCTGCTCGGCTTCATAGCCAGCCATCAGAGACTTGCGGGCGATATTGCTCAGCAGCAGGGGGAAATCCGAGGTGCTGTGCATCGCGCGGTAAGCAAGCTCAGACTTGCTCATTCCGGTGATGTTGGCGCCAGTGCGTCCAAGGGATTCCTTGGCCATGTCCAGCATGGTTGAGGAACGCTCAGAGCGGGCGGCGTCGGTCCACTCGCCCAGGCCTACGCGGGCCTCAAGTGCAGCCTCAAGGCAGGCAGCGCGCTTGTCGCTGGCATCCTCGGTGACTGAAATATGCTGCACAGTTGGGGTCGCGGCTTGGCGGGTTGCCAGCTGATCAAGCACAGCCTTGCGGGCTGCGTCGACTTCGACACCGTCGCTGATCATGCTTTCGGCCACAGAATCCTCAAGACCTGCAGCGCGCACAGCAGTGCGGATGTCTGCAGCGCGGGCGCGTTCGGCCTTCACTGCAGCTTCAATTACTTGTGTGGTATCGGGAGCAGATGCAACAGCCTCGACGGGCGCCGCCTGCTCCATCTCACGGGTTTCGTCCATGGTGGGTTCCTTTGTTTCGGTTGGTTCCTGAACTGTTTCCAGTTCTCTTACGGTCGCTGAAAAATCAGCAGGCACGGGCACAAGGCTTAACTCCATTGGAGTCCAGCTAGTCGCCCGCAAGGTGTGAGGTTCGCCCTCACGCTTGGCCTCCACCCGCTCAAATTCATCGACGGCATAGCCGACGCTGATATTGCGGATGATGCCTTGCTGCACGTCGCGCCATATAGGCTCGACCTCAGCACGATCAGAGAAACGCACAACCGCGCGGCCCTCTTTCTCGTCAGTCCAAGCCCGCTCGACGACTCCGACAATGTCGGAAAGGTCGGCGGCCTTGTGGCTATTTAGAAGGGGCGCGCCATTGTTTAAGCGCTCCATGTTGACCGCATCGCCTAGCGAAAGCTCCTCGTAATAAGAACCCCCAACATTGCGACGCAACACGGGCGCCCCCGTTGTCCAAGTCACCTCAACCGAACGGCTGTCGGCGTCAACGGAAGACGGGATGAATTGAGCCCTAGTTTGATAAAGCTCGCCCATGCGCTCGGTGTAAACCGTTTGCATATTATCTTCACCCGCCTTCGGCTGCTCCGATGCGGGGGTTTTGTCAGTCATTAGGTTCTGCCTCCTGTTGCGGTTCCTGTTGTGGTTCCATTTGCAGCATTCCAGCCGCTGTTACGTTGCGCGGGTCTGTGTCAAGGATAAGACCCAATTCATCGAGCATTGCCGCGTCACGGGCGATCTCGGCCATCACCTCTCCGGGTTCATATCCAGAGCGCCGGATTGCCTCGGAAAGGCTGATCAATCCGCCCCGGACTGCTTCAATAATTGCGCCGACTTCTTTCTGTGGATCGATTAGCTCTCGGCGTGCAGGTGTCCACTGCATCCGCACATCGCCTGGATCATCTCCGACGATTTCGGCGGACTGCTTAAACCAGCCCCAGACCGGCCCCAGCATTTGTGCAATCAGGATCTGTTTCTGCCAGCACTCAACGTTCCGCGTGAACTCAAGGTGCCCCATGCGCGCCGCCGAATAGTTGGCATTGCTTAGATCTGAGGTGAGCGCCTCGTATGTGATGCCGTAGCCCGCCGCAATCTGCAGCAGCATGGCCCGGCTGAATGTGTCGAACTCGCCCACGCTTGGAGGGCTGGCAAACCTGACATCTTTGCCAGCTGGCAGGATCTCGATGCTGCCCGGCTCCAGGGACTCGGCCAGGGGCGGCGCGCCGCCTGTGTCCTGGCTCTCGTTATCAATCACAAAGCCGGTGAAGCACGCGCTGATTTTTTGTTTCAGCAGCTGTGCATCGGAGAAATCGTCAAAATCGCGCAGCCTGGAAATGACCGAAGCGCTCCAAGGAACACCACGCCCCTGCCCTGGGCGGTCACGTCTAAAGACCGCGATGATCTCATCAGCGGGCACCCTGACAGTTTCATACTTATGCAGAGCAGTTACGCGGTCGCCTGGGTGCTGACGGTGGAGGTGGTAGGCAACCCGCTCATCGCTGGCGTTGTACTCAATGCCCTGTCTGATGTAGCCACCGTCTTCTGTGAGACCGTCTTTCGTGGCGTCGTCTATGAAATCGGGCTCTAGCACCTGAAGTTTCAGGGGGAACTCGGCGCGCGGGTCGATCCGCTTTCTGATCAAACATTCGCCAGCCTCGACGACGGTGCGAAAAACTAGCGCCTGGATTCCCCAGAAATCAGAGCGGCCGTCATAGTCGCAGAGCTGCGGATTCTTTGCCCAGTTCTCCCAGGCCTGATTAAATCTCTGCTCTCGGGTGCGGCTGCGGCTCTTGACCTGGCCCAGCACACCACCGCCCACGGTGTTGTTGACGAGCACCTGAATTGCCCTGGCCGCGAACGGGTTGTTTCTGGTCAGGTCGCGCGAGCGGTTTCTAAGTCTTTCGAGGCTTGGCCCCAGCGCTGCATCAGCAGAAGTGCTCGGGGTTTGCCAGTTGTCATTACGCCGGCCGCTGGCCGCTCCGTCATATCTGCGGGCCTGATCCAACGCGAGGCGCGCACGCGCACGCTTAGCCCCGGCCGCTGGGTTGAAAAAGCTGATTACGTTGTCGAGTGCGTTTGCTTCGCTCATGCTCCCTCCGTGGCGCCAGAGTCTCGCCCATAGGTAAACCGGATTCGTGCCGGTGCAGTTTCGGTCATGCCGAGCTTTCCTCTGATCATGTTCCGAACTCTCAGCAGCTCGTCGAGCGTTCGATAGCGAATTTTTTTGCCGTCATATTCGACCTCAAGAAAACCGCCGCCGATGGCTTCCTCAATCGCATCTAGGCCAGCCTGAGAAAAAAGGCTCATTTTTTAAGGCTCCGTTTTGTCATCGTATCGGCTCCACTAAAGAAATTTTGAGGCGCGGCGTTTAATTTGCTGCGGCTCCGGGTTGACCGGCACGCCGCTGCCACTCGTTAAGCCATTCTGCCGCTCAGCAATCCAACGCGCTGAATCAAACCGATCACACCCCAGCATCTGGGCGCAGGCTCTCGCATAGACGCGCGTGTCCAGAGCCTCGTTTCTGTCGCGGGTTTTCTCCCACACATAGCGGGGATAGCCCCGGACGGTTTTCTGGGTCAGCGTCTCGGCTGTGAGTTGCTTGAAAAATTCCTCGTCATATTCAGGAAAATGCAGCCACCCATGGGGCAGCTCGTCAGCATCAGCGCGGGCCTTTCGCCTGAGCCATCCGTAAAGCTCAGACTTCGCCACGCTCACACCGATTGGCCAGACCTTCAGACCTGACTTGATCTTGCGGCCCTTCTGCCCGATCTCTGCGTTGCTGGGCTGGCCCACGATCACCGCTTGATTGTCCCGGCCCTTGATGGCCAGCACGCGCGTGGGCGGTTGTGATTTCACCCAGCGATAGACATCTTGCGTCCGGTAGCCCGTGTCTACGGCCACCATGCGGATAGACATCCTGAGCCCGTCGGCCGTCGGGTAGGTCGTGCCCACCTTGGCCGTCAGCTCTTTCCAGACCTCGTCGCTTGCTGTGTCGCCTGGGATGTTGCCCCAGTCGATAGACCAGCTTTCAAGCCCTGGCGCATAGGCCACGACTTCAAAAGCCAGATAGTCCTGCTGCACGTCAACGCCCATCGTGAGCACGCACCCGGCCTCAGGCACCTGGCCGATCGGGTAGCGCTCTCGCCGGTTGTAGAGATCTTGCCAATCCGGGGCCTCGCCCTGCTCTGCCCAGGTCTCGCCGAGGATCGTGTTTGTCCAAACCTTCAGAGCATTCTCAGACTTCTGCGCCTTCAGATAGCTGCTGACGCAATCCTTCCAGCTGTACCAGCCCAGCGGGCTGTATAGCGTGCTGATGTGGTAGCTCTCCGTCCCGTCGCCTTCCGGGTTCTCTGCGATCCACTGACCAGCCGAGAGCATTTTTGTTTTGTGGTGATCCTGCAGATGCCCGCCGCAGTGCTCGCAGACATAGCGGACAGTCTCCGGGTCATCATCAACCCATTTGATCTGAGACCAGACAAGTTTTTGAAACGCCCCACAGTGAACGCATGGGACGTGGAAAAATTTCATTGAGCCAGCCAGGAACTCGCGCTCAATCGCAGAACGGCCGGCCAGCGTTGGCGTGCTCACGATCAAAATCTTTCGCCTAGAGAACGTGCGGGTTCGGGCCTCGGCCAGGTCCAGGGCGCTGCCCTCCCCGTCGAGGTTTTCCGGCCAGGCGTCCAGCTCATCAGCAAAAAGCATTTTTGCCGGCATTGAGCGCAGGCCGCTTGCGCTGTTCGCGCCAGCCAGCACAAGCACGCCGCCGGGGTAGAGCTTTTGGAGCATCGAGTTGCCAGAGTCGCGCGCCTTTGGGTCGCGCACTTTTTCGCGCAGCCTCGGGCATTCCTCGACCATTGGATCGATCCGGGTTCTGCTGTTGCGCTTGGCCATCTCCAACGTTGGAGACACGGCCAGGAATGGCGCCGGGCTGCAGTCGATCGAATAAGCAAGCCAGTTGTTGCCCGCCTCAGTGCCGCCCACCTGGGCGCCCTTCATGAACACGACCCGATTGGTTGGGTCGTTGCTGCTGAGCTTGTCCATGATTTCGCGCAAATATGGTGTGCGCGATGTTTGAAACCTTCCAGGCTCTGCACTGGCTCGCTGGGACAGGAACCGATGACGGTCCGCCCACTCAGAAACAGTCAGAACCGGATCAGGCCTCAAGCCATCCGAAAACCCTTTTTCAAAAACAGCGCCGCCATCAGCTAGGGCCATTCGTTCCTGCCTCCTGTTCAAGCGCGCTGTGAATCTCCCGCTGAAGGATTAGGAGGATTTCATGGGACTTAGCAGCTTCGAGCCCGCCAATGAGCGCGGTGATTTCATTGACCACCCTTGCGGGAATGTTCAGCATTGCGTCTCTTGTCAAGCGCGCAGACTTGAACGCCGAAAGCTTGACATCCTCGACCTTGCAGAGCAGTCCCGAACGTTCCTCAAATTCAAGCTGTGTCAGCCGGGCGGCGTACATCTCCCGCACAGCCCGCGCCTGCGCCATCGATGGCGGTGGGGCGATTTTGTTTTTTGTGTTGTTCTGTTTGGAGGGGTTGGTGTTGGCCTTCCATTCCTCGTCGGCCAATTCAACGTCGATGTCGTAGCGGCCAGATTCCTTCTTTGTGACGGACTTCGCCAAGCGGCCATCGTGGACGGCCAGCCGGACGCTCTCCTTATCGAGCCCCCTTAGGCGCGCATACTCTCGAAGCGAAACGCCCATCAGCCGTGAGCCCCTCGCACAAGGTGCTCAAAGGTCTCTGCGTCAGAGTCGAGCTTGTAACGGCGCCGCAGGTTGTCGAGCATTTCCGCAAGCTCGGCGTGGTCTGTGATGTCGAACTCAAACCGAAAGGCCTTTGTCTCAGGTTCGGACTCATCCGAGGCGAGCGAGACGGGCTCATCCTCCAGGGCCTCGGCCTCGTCTAGCCCGGCCATCAGGGCCTGCAGCTCGTCATCCGTCCAGCCGACCGCGTCAAGATCTAGGTCGGTGTTTTGCAGCGCCTCAACCTCAGCGGTCAGAGTCTTCTCATCCCACTGCGAGAGATCCGCCAATCTGTTGTCAGCCAATATGTAGGCCCTCCGTTCTTTCTCGCTTAGGTGATCCAGGCGGATCACGGGCACGGTCTCAAGGCCTAAGAATTTGGCCGCCTCAAGTCTGCCGTGGCCCGCAATGATGCCCTGATCTGAATCGATCAGGATTGGATTGTTAAACCCAAACGCCGCAATCGATTTCGCGATTTGTTTGATTTGTTTTTCGGTGTGAAGTCTTGCGTTCCGGTCATAAGGGCGCAGAGCATCTAGCCCGATCAGTTCGATATTTTTTGCCTTTGGAACGCTCATCGTTTTTGCCTGTCCTGCAGAGGATAAGGCAAACATCCAGGGGCTGGCTATAGCCCACAATTTGGCCGCTTCACTTGCTCTCCCCTGAGATCACTTGCGGTCACAAGCTTTTGCCGGCAGGTCAAATAGTACCGATTTACTAGCGTTTTTTTGCGCGCACGGCGCC